GAGGTGGTTGTTCTCCTTCCTTGCTTCCAGATTTCTTTTTCTTATTTAAATTATCTCCATAGTGGGTTGTGCCTTTCTTATAGGTTAATCCTTGTAATCGTGCGTTCTTGGGTAAAAAAGCAGGGCGACCTCGCGGTTTAACTGGTTTGTCCGTCTTTGGATACTTGCCTTCTTTGTTTTGATTTGCTTCCCACTTGCGGAGTTTCTTTTGGTCAGCAGGATTAAAATCTTCTATGGACGGCATATCTATTCCTTCTTCTTCTCCTATTTCAGGTTGAAGTGTAGAAGGACTGCGAACTAAATCCAGCACTAATTCTTTATTACGCTTCGCAAGGTTGCGGATAGTTGTAATGGGATTTAATAATTTCCAACCTTTTTTCGTTTCTGTAGCAAAATAGGGAGGTAGTTGAAGTTCAAATTGACCTACGACTGGGACTTTTATATCACCTCCTTCTAAATCAAAAGTAATTGCTTTATTCACCATTATATATTATTCATTAGATTTTTTTTTTATAAGAATAATTGATTTGCGGAGGTTGCGAAATTGCGAAAAATTTGAAGAATTTTTCAAAAGTTTTTCTCCCAACTGAAAATCCAAGTGCCAAGTGCCGTCAGCAGGTAGAAAGGAATTCCCCTTACACGAAAGATTATAAAAAAGTTCTTCGTTTTTTCGCTTTTTCGCAATCCCCCTTTATAACCTTTTTTTATTATCGTCGTCCTCTCCGTCTATACTATCAGGGTCAGCAATTTGTCTAATATCTCCTGCTTTGAAAATATCCACAGGGTTCTTTGCCCTCAACTCTGCGTCGGCAGGGCGAAAGAAATTCTTAAGCACCCATTCATTTCTATGGTGAGATACTTGTTTATTTAAATCGTCAAATAAATCTGTAAATCCACCACAATCCGTATAAAGGTCTTTGGTTCTCCCCTCCCAAGCATTAATAAAATGACCAAAGGCAAGGCAATACCAACCACAAGCAGAATTCATTAGCGACTGAATATCTTTTGTATTATAGGGCAAATGAGGCAATCCACAGAACTTCTGGACGATTTGCGGAGGAGGCATTCCAAAGGGGTCAAAATACACGCCCTCTGTCTTCCCTGTAGGATATTTATTAATTTGAAAGCAACAATAATGCGACCCCTCGTTTCTCTGTCCGTCCTCGTCAAATTCATTTTCCATATTAATAATATAAAACTTATTATATTTGAGGTGGTGTTTTGCTAAATTATCTTTGAAATCACAGAAGACAAGAGGAACACTCATTTTCTTCGCTAAATCCCATATTTGCGTATCCGTTAAACTCATTCTATAAACTAAAGCAAGAAATTAATTTTCGCTAAAATAACCTTTTTACCAAAGTAATTGGTCGGCGTAGTAACCCCTTGAACCGACCTTGTGTCTGTCTTTCTCGTGCCGTATTTTATAGAGTTCTCTGCGTCGCTTTGCGTATGCCTCTCCCTTTTCCTCCAAATAGGTAGGATAATCCTTGTAACCATTCGCCCCGCAATAGGTAATAAATAATCCATTCTTATCATATACCTCTAATTTATATTTTGGATTATCACTTGAAAATACCTGAACCCCCAATCGTTTTGCCTGTTGCTTTGTATAATCCGTAATATGATACAGACCTGACCCTTTGGATTTAAAAGGGGGCAGGTTCTTTTCTCCCTTAATTTCCTGTTTCAAAGCAATTTGCTCCTTTGCGTTGCGGGGGTCTATCTCGTCAGCAGTCAAAGGGGTAGAGGCATTCACTCGCCTGTGCGGACGATACACAGGATACTCTTTGCCTCCTATATCTCCCCAATCCTCTTTGAACCACCTTGCGAGATTTCTCGGTTGCCCGTCGTCAGCATATTTCCCACCTGCGTCTTTGTAGTGTTTGACTATCCAACCGCTCTTATATGCGGAGGGTTTTTCAAATACTTTATCTGCCTCTCGCTTAATGCGGTTATATAATTTTTGGTCTAATATAATAGGCATATAGTATTATATTAGAAATTAATTAAACTAAATTATCCTTACTCTCTGCTGTGGATAATACTTGCGGAGGAGGAGGGTGAGTTATTCTAAACTCTTCTTCTTTCTCTTCTACTTCAGTATCCCTCACAATTTTAATACAACCACAGGCAATTTCTTTACATTTGGATTTATACGCCATACTACAGAGTTTAATAATCATTCCTGAAATAGTCGTAATAAAAGCAACCCAGAATACTTCACTTAACATATATTCTTTGTGGATATTTTAAAGTTGATTATATCCATACACCACCGCCCTTAAAGTGAAATTATTACCAGCGGATAAAATAGATTGTTGAATTACTAAACCAGTAATCGTCGCACCACTTAAAGAAGCACAAGAAATTGTCCTATCACTCGCACCACTCACGCCTGGATTACCATATAACGATTTACACATTAAAGAAACTTGTTGTGAGGCGGTGTTCGCAAATCCTACATTTTGAATATCAAATATGACTTCCTTATTCGTAAGAGACGAAACGGCAAATACCAAAGGAGCAGACGACAAAGTTGCCCCAGAAGTATAAACTGGTGTAACAACCGAAGTAGCACTTGAAATCATTTCAAACCCATATAACGACGCAATTGTAGGCAGAGTTCCAGTTCCCAAGAATGCTTGAAGAGCGTAAGACGGATATTGAGTGAATGATACTTGTGTTGTTGGTTCTAAAATAATTCGGTAATTTTTATAAGAAGAATTGAAGAGATTTGCGAAGGATAGATTTTGAGCAGAAGAAGAACCAGTAACCGCTACTGAAACCGAACCGATTTTAACTAATCCTACTTGACCCAATCTTGACGCTTGATTTGCGGTTGTCGGGGCATTTGATAATGTGACTGAGTTGGTTGTTGTCACACCAGTATTATCCACCGAAAAATAAGTGGAAGAAAAAGTAGTTGGGTTTTGTGTTCCAAAAGGGTATGTTCCAGCAGTTCCAATACCATACTTCAAGTTGCCGTTGCCGTCCAATCGTAAAATATAAGGAGAAGTTCCACTATACTGGTCATTATTATAAAACATATCTGCGAACCCATTATTATCACCAACGCTATTTTGAAATCCAACAACCACCCCATTCTCACCTCCGTTAGGAATTAATTGTGTCGCCATATTACAACAAGACCCAAGCATATAATAATTGCCTGTTGAATAAGGTGTTCCTGCTGGTGAAGTGGGTGTAATAAAAGAACTACTTAAGTTCCAAGAAGGAAGAGCAGTAATTCCACTACCACTACCATTACCACTACCTGAGTTTCGTTGGTCGTAAATACCACCATTGCCGTTCCCAGTATTAACATTTTGAATATTTAGAGTATTATTTGTCGCCCCAGTGTTATTTTCTGCTCGTATTGATTTTGAACCAGCACCATTAGTAGAAATAAGTAATCCACCAGTAGAAGAGGTTTCAGTCCCGTCGCTTACCAAAAAATTAGGATTTTGAAGAACATTCGTAGAAGGATTATATTGTAGATATAAACTATCTATACGCAGAACATTATTAGAAGAAGAAGTGGATACGAATGTTGGGTAATAAGTTCCAGCAGTAGTAGTTGTATTTGTAATATTAATGAGGGTCGCTGAACTTGCGTTGCCTACAAACGAAGTTGCTGTCAAAGCACCTGTGCTTGGATTGTAAGTAAGAGGGGTGGTTGTATCGTCAATAAAAAGACCCTTGTTTCCTGCTCCACTCGTTTTCACAAAAGTAGGATAAACGAGGGTAGAAGCATTATCCGTCCCTATCACAGCATTCGTGGCGTTGGTTGCTGTCCCTGCCAAAGCACCTGTAAAAGTTGTAGCAGTTACATTCGCAGAAGGTAGAGAAACCAATTGAGCATTCGGGGCAGATATTGCTGGAACACTTGCGGAGGCATTATTAATAAGTAATTGAGAAGCAGACCCATTCATAGTGAGACCATTTCCGCAGGTGATTTTTCCGTCTGTGCTTAACTGGTTAGTAGAAGGGTTAAAAGTAATATGACCAGCACTATCTGTGTATAAAACTGCCGAAGAAGAAGAGGTAGAAGAAGCAAGGAAAGGAATGTAATAATTTGACCCTGCTGAAATACCAGTAGTAGCAATATTAGAAGCAGTTACAGCATTCCCACTTAAATCTCCAATAAAATTAGTTGTTGTAACACTTGTGGGGGTTATTGTAGTCGTGTTTGTTCCATTTGTGCTTGTGATTGTTCCCTGCTTAATTTTGGCACTATTTGCGGAAGCACCTGCTCCACTCTCTTTAAAAACAACTCCTCCTTGTCCTGCGGTCGTTTGAATAGATAAGTCATTCAAACTTGCGTCGTAGTAGTTTAAACCGAATATTTGACCGACTTGCGTAGGGTCTCCTGCTTGGGTGGTTATTGTTTTAGTAGGATTGAGTTTAGTATTTTGAACTATTACTGAATTGGATAAATTCAAAGCAGTATTCGTCACATTATTACTTACAGCAGATAGATTTAAGGGGTCTATATAAGTTCCGTTTATGACAAATCCATTGGCATTCACATAGAGGGTTTTCCCGAGTGTTGGGTTATTTACTTCCAATCCACCTGTAGTAAGAGTTGAATATTTATCTGTAGTGGTCGCCATTATATATTATAATTAGATAATATTTTTTTCTAAACAACTGGAACAAGCATTATCCTTTGAGATAAGGAAGGTGCTGGGGTAAAAGGATTATTGAACCTCATAAAAAAATTTATATACCAATCATACCCGTTTTGCGTATTAATTGTAGAGTAATATGAAACATTTACTTCAGGGTAGGCATTCGTTGCTCCAAAAGAATATCCCCAAGCATTATAGGTTGTTCCAGCATAGATAAAACTTACATTCTCTCTTGTAACAAAAGAAGAAGCAGTTTGACCTCCTATAATGGTAGGTGTGGTAATACTGGTATATTGAGGTTGGTCTCCAAAGGCAAGAGATTGTGTCCCTCCTACTTGATAAATATATATTTGATAAGCAGAAGAAGTAAGATAAGTATTACTAAATGTCCAGCGGATAGTATATGGACTTGTGGAAGCAACTACTCCGTCCGCAAATTTTACATTATATGCTGTCCCTGCGGTAATAGAAGTTATTTGACCTGCGGAATTGACTGAAACTGAAGAAGGAGAAGCGTAATCTCCTGCGGTAGGTGCTGGACTTGGCAATGAATATGCTGTGCCTGAGGTAATAGAAGTTATTTGACCTGCGGAATTGACTGAAACCGCTGAAGGAGCAGTGTAATCTCCTGCGGTCGGTGCTGGACTTGGAAGGGTATAGGTTGTTCCAGCAGTTGCGGAAGTAACCTGCCCATAGGAATTAATACTCACAGAAGAAGGTGTCGTATAAGTTCCTGCGGGGTCAGGAGACAAAGGGGGCAAAGCATTTGACTTTACAAAGGCAGTGGTTGCTATACTTGTATCGTTTGAAGTGCTGACTGGAGTAGGTGCTGTGCCTGAACTGGAAATCGCCAAATTGGGGATTGTTTCTAAACCTTGCTGAGCAAAGGGAAACTGGAGAAACTTTGTCTTCAAATTATCTATGCTTATATCTGTGCTGTTTCCAAATAACCCACTATCAAATATGGGTAGGTTTTCACTTGGCGGTGGATATGCTGACATTCTATATATAATTAATGTGAGATAAAAATTTAGATTTTCTATTCAAATTATTATCTCCTCTTAATTTATACTTATATGCCTCGCAAGAAGAAAGAAGAAGACCCATTACCTTCGCAAGGAGGAGTTATTAATTGGTATGAGAAAATGCCGAAAGATTTTTTAGACAAAGCAGAGAACCCAAACCACCACATTCACGGGATTAATCTGCCCTTTCGTATGTGTGTGTCAGCACCAAGTGGGTCAGGTAAATCTAATTTTTTAGTAAATCTCATTCACTTATTTAGCACAGGTGGAAAGGGGACTTTCGCAGATATTACCATTATTACTCGTAACAAAGACGAACCTATCTACAACTATTTGACTTCAAAATGCGACCAAATCATTATCAAGGAAGGATTACAGAACATTCCACCTTTAGATAAAATGGATAAGAAAGTTAATCACTTGGTATGTTTTGACGACCTCATACTTGCGAAAGACCAATCTCAAATTATCAACTATTATATCAGGGCAAGAAAGTTAAACTGCTCTGTGGTCTATCTCTCGCAAAGTTTCTTTGATATTCCCAGCATTATCCGTAAGAACTGCTCTTATATGGTTTTCCTCAAAATTGGCGGGTTGAGAGAAATCAAAACCATTCTGCGTGATTTTGCTCTCAATTGCTCCAAACAGCAACTAATCGGTATGTATGACTTTGCTACTGAAGAGAAACTATCCCCTTTCATTATTGATATAGAGGAGAAAGACCGCACTCACAAGTTCCGCAAAGGTTTCAATATGTATTTAAATCCTGCGGACTATGGGGAGGACGAGGATAAAAAATAAAAGAGTGTTTAGGTGAATATCATATAAACTTGGCAC